GGGCGGGCTCTACAGTGGGCGAAATACCGTCCGCACCGTCCCTGCCGGGTGCGCCGGTGGGACCTTGCTTTGGGCAGTCCAACGGTTCTGTCGAACCGTCACCAAAAGTCAACGTGATCTTTTCGGTGTCGGGGTCATAGGAAACCTGCTCCACCGCTTTAGCAAACGCCTTATTTGCCTCACCGATCAAGCGGTTGATGAGGCCCGCCACCGACTCATCGCCATCCACAAGAGCTTGCCAAAATTTCGGTTTGACCTGTGCCGCCTTCATGCCGCATGCGGCAGGGTTGTCGGGAAGCACCGCCGCCGTTTTTCGCTTCAGCGCATTCCGATCGGTCTCGCTGATCGGCGTGATTTTGTTCGCCATCATCTCACCCCCCTGTTGTTCTGGTTGATCTTATAGATCAGGGTCACGCCGGAAACGGCGCAATCCTCGTCAGTATTTGAACCGAATTTGAACTGAATAAAGTTGAAATTCCGCAGACACATCCGCTTGGTATAACTGCACGCAAATGCGGTATCAAAGGAAAAATTATTGAAATCGATGTCGTCAAAGGAAAAGCCCTTGTCACCGCCGATCTCCACCGCATTCTGCTCTACAGGTACCGCCAAGGCGCGGTCCGCGTGCATCTGCCGTAGCATGCGCCTCGTCTCATAGCCGAAGGTCACGTTACCCTCGATCCCCGGCTCGGTGGCAACGGTCAGCTGTAGTAGCGTTTTACTCTGGGCGTTGGTGCCGAAATCCATGATCGGCGTGATCCACTCCGCCTCCACGGGCGTCACGTGGATGAAGCGCCCCGTCCAGCTCGATGCTTCTCCGTCGGTACAGATGAAAAGCGGATGCTGCAGCGCAGGGTCCCGCGCCACGGTGAACCATTGGGCGGTGTTCACCTCTTTAACGTAAAGCTCCACCCCCGAAAGGCTCTCCAACGTACCGTCCTCCGATCGGGCGTATACGTTTCCTTCCAGCACCACACGTTCGTAATCATCGGGCGGCGTTGTAATACTGTAGGTGATCGCGCCGTCCTCTCTTGCCAGCATATTACCGCCCTTTACCTCGGTATAGGTGCGGTCGGTAAAGCTTCCCTCCGTAAAAGCGCATACAAGCCCCTCGGGCGTGCCGAAGATCAGCTTGTCCGCATATTCCGCAAAGCAGGTGGCAGGCACGTTCTCCCAGATCCACCATTCGTAGTTGTAGTCGGTGGTGCCCTCAAAGATGGCCTTGTAATGGGCATCCGCCACGTAGCACTTGCCCGTGTCGGGGAGGGAGAGATAGTAGCGGTTGCGGTACACGATCCCCGCCGCATCACTGAGCTTTGCGCTCGAAAGCTCGCGGTAGATGGGTCGGGACCGCTCTCTGGTGTATCGCTCACCGCTTGCCACGTTGGCGGAAAGCACCAGCGCATGTACGCCGTTTCGCGTCAAGGTCAGCACGTCCCCCGCAAGCGTGGCGACCGCGTGGGGGTTCACGGTACCGTCACCGGCGATACCGGCGGAAACCGGAAACCACTGCTTCAGCACAATGCCATCCTCCTCGGTGCGCTCCCTGCTGGTGCGGTAGAAGATGGTGGGTTCCCCCGCCTTCTCCTCCTTCAATACCGCCAAGGTGGTGTCAGAAAGCCGCGCATAGGCGGTAATAGCCGAATGGGCACCGCCCACCTCCATGGTGTTGCCGTCGGGGAAATAGGTAAAGTCGTTCCATTCGGACCAAAAGTCCATATTTTTGTACTTACCGTTACCGGCAAGAAACAGGCGGTCGTCCGCGCCGTTCGCGCCGAACAGCACACCAAAGCGGCAGTCCTGGATGCGACTTTCGTCGTAGTCATCACCCACGACCGCATCATAGGTGACCTTGATGTTCCCGGCACCCGGATCGCTCTGCGGTTCGGCGCCGAAATATAGCTTGATCCTCGTGTTGCCGTCGTCTGCCATCCGAATGCTGCCGGCTTCACTATTGACGCCGTATTGGCTGGCACCCGTATTGCCACCGGTGACGTAATCGGCGGAGGAAAGCTCCTTAAGGATCAGCTTACCGTTCGCCATTCCTTCCAACGTGGCAGCATACGGTATACAGGTACTAGTATAAAAAGTGCCGGTTTTATGGGTGACCCAGCTCTGCCCTTCGATCTCGATTTTAATAGAAGCGGGGGCCGCCTCACCATCCAGCGCCAGCTCATAGTTGCCGTTATTGTCGGCAGAAGAAGAATTTTCATTTTCCACGATCTTCCGTCCGATCAGCTTGTTGATCCGCTTCCTCGTCAGCAAATTGACCGCATCCAGCGTTTCCTGCACCTCCGCACTGCCGCCGATGCCGATGGTCGTAGTCGGCACGTAGGCGATCTCGGCCACCTCCTTCAAGGCGTATTCACCGTCAAATTCGCCGTACACAAGGTAGTTGCCGCAGCCCGCGATAAATGCCCTGCCGCCACGGTAAAAGCATTGAGAGCGCTCCTCGCTGATCCCAAGAGAGCCGTCGTCCAGGCGCGTCGTTACCCATTTGCCGTCGGGACTGCGCACCGCACGGTAGATGCCGGTACCCGCATGGACCAGCAGGATCTCGGTGCCGTTTTCGTCAAAGGGAAAAACACCGTGAACGGCAAAGGCCGCGCCGTTCTCATCTGCCATGCGGAACCACTGCTCCCAGCCGGGGCGCTTGTGGTTGATGCCATTGTCACAGATGAAATTCTTCATGCTGCTGGCACGTTCTCTCTCCACCCGCAAAGGCGAGGTGTTCAGATCCACACCCTTGAATCCCCCGAGCGTGGCCGTGTATCTGTTTTTCAGCGAAATGTTGCTTCTTGCCCTCATGTCAGATCCACCCCATACACCGTCTGCACAGTGCCCTGCCGGCTGATCTCAGCCCGGGCGGCGTACTGCTCCACCGCCGCCTCGTAAAGGTTGCGCGCCTCCCCTGCCTCGTCGGGCTCGTCCACCCGATAGACCTCGCTTTTCACGAAATACGGGATCGCCGCAGCCAGCGCATCGGGGAGCGGTATCTCGGTATCGTAGCCGCTGTTCACCGTCAAGCGCGTGAGGCGCGGACGGTACAGCACCGCATAGGTGGCGCCGGCGTCAAAATCCATTACGCGAAGCGAACCGCCATCCTCCAGGAGGAAAGGGTGGTCGTCGTCGATGTGATCACCGCTCTCCACCACCACGCGCACGACCTCAAAAAGCCCCTCGATCTCGTCATAACGGAAGCGCCGCCAACCGCCCTTCCCCGTGGGGCTCTCCAGCTCCGCACGCCTGAGAGGCAGCACGCGCTTTGTTTCCAGATCGGCAAAGCAACGGTTGACCGCGCTCCACATCTGCCGCAGCAGCGGCGCCCAGTTCTCATCCTCGCTGTAATCCTCCACGTTGTCGGCGGCAACGTCCTCCTCAAATCCCATCAGCTGCAAGGCCTCTGCCTTGATATCTCCCAGCGTCATGCTTCTTCCCTCGTTTCACTTTAATTTTTTGGTGTGGTCGAGAGGAATCGAACCTCTCCGCCGTGCCAGGAGTGAAAAACACAGCCTTCCCCTTAAACCACGTATGACACCCCTGCCGAAACAGGGGTGTTTTTTGATTTAGGCCGCGCTCGTGGCAACGGTCAACGCCAGATCGACGATCTCCTTGGGGCGAACCACCTTCGCGCCAAAGAGGATGAAACCCTTCACTGCATCAGCAAAACCACCTTCGGGGCGGTAAGCCTCTACGTGGCGCAAGGGCTGTGCATAAGCAATCGCGCGCTTGGTCTTAACCTGAATGTGATATTCGCCGTCGGATTCCTTCGCTACGGTGTTGGTCAGCTTCACGGTCATATTGCCATACTTGCCCACCTTGCCGTTCTTCATAATCTCACTGTTATCGGTATCGCGCAGCACGTAAGCCTTACGGAACAAGCGATAAACAGCGGGAGGGATGGTGATAACCACCTCGGTGGAGGGGTTGACGTTCTGCTCGTACAGCTTCTGCTGTGCCTTGTCGAACGCATCCAGAATGGTATCGTGAGTCACGGAGCTTTCCGTCACGGTAGATACCGTCACACCATCGGTGGTGGCGTTGTCCACGGTAACGGCAGTGTAGCCGTCTGCTTCAGAACCAGTCACGTGAATATGCGCCAGATACTTGTCCACCTCACCGGCAAGCGCCTCGTTGGCCTCAGCCATCAGCGCGTCCATCAGACCGGAAAGCGCCTGCGCCTTGTCCACGTCGTCCACTTTGAAGTTGAAGTAGCGGATCTGGTCGATCACCAGAACCACCTCGGTGCCGGTCTGAGTCTCGGGTCCCTCAATATTAGAAGTGCCCGCACCGACTCTGGTTCCACCGCTGTATGTAACCAGCGTGCGGATCGTAGGCTTCTGCACGCCCGTGATACGAACAGTGTCACCGCATTTCTTAACGGTGCCCTCATACTGACGGTTGGTATCCTCTGCATACACGCAGTTTTGATTCAGATCTCTGTCGATCTTCTCTGCCCACAGCTGGGGCACAAAATTATTGTAAGCCATGATTGAAATCCTTCCTTTCGATGTGATGCTACGACATCACCACTTGGATTTTGACCTCATAATGCTGTCGTAATGCTTTTTGACCTGTTCAGGTGTCATAGCTCTTACTTGCTCCGCAGTAAAGAAATCCGAATCCACCTGCGCGGCGCCGGCCAGTGCGCCGGGAGAAGCCTTGGCATTTGCCACAGCCTGCGCCGCCTTTCGGTTGGCGGCATCCTCGATCCGTGCGGTCATCTTCAAATAACCCTCGTAGATCTCGGCGAGGGGCTTCTCTCCCACCTTGCCCCCCGCGTAATCCGCAAAGGCCTCGTCAGCGATCAGCGCGTTCAGATCCACGTCGGGGTGCTTCTCGGCAAAATCGGCACGGTCCTTGTCATACCATTCCCGCTGCTCCGCCTCGGTGCGCTCCTTCTCGCGCTCTGCTCTCTGCTGTGCCTTTACGTGACCCGAATAGTCCGTGACGGGATCGCCGCCCTTCTTCTCGATCTCGCGCATGGTCAGGAACTCCGCCACGTCCTCGGCATCCTTCATGTCGCCGCCGGTGTAGGGGTTCTTGCCGCCAAGTGCATCGATGATCGCTTTGTTTCGGGTCTCGGTCAGCTCGCGCTGCCGTTCTGCTTCCCGCCTCTTGCGGGCAAATTCAGCGTTGGTGTCCTTGCTCTGGGGCTTTTTGCCCGTTTCCGCCTTTCCGTCCTTGCCATCGGAGCCCGAGGGCGTCCCCTCGCTCGTCTTGCCTTCGTCCTGAAAGGTCGCATCGTTCACCTCTGCCGTCTGACCACCCACTGCGGCGGCGGTCTGCGCCTCTGCGGCGCTTGTTTGCGCAGTGCCTTCGGCGACCGCAGGGACCGCCACGTTCATTTCTTCAGACATATCGTCCTCTCCGTCTGCAAAATCGCAAACGTCTGGATTTTTGCGCTATTCCTTGCGAATTGTTTGTATAAAAAGGCTCTCGCCGATTTATCTTGTAGGGGCGATTCACGAATCGCCCGTGATCGGTGCCTCTGTCGGCACCCGCACACCTTCCGCCTTTGCAATATGCTCGGCAAACTCTGCGGCATCACCGCGCACCTGCTTCAATGCCTCGTTGCCAAGACGTATCTGCTCGTTGGCGGCGTTAACGGCTTTCTTTGCCTCGGCGGCAAGGATCGCCAGTGCCTGCTGCAGGCGCCTGTTCTCCTGCTGGGTCTCCATCACGGAGGCAAGCGCCCGCTGCTCCTGCTCACGCTGCTGCTGCATGGCGGTCAGAAGCTGCTGCATCTGCTCCACCTGCGCCTTCAGCTGGGCGTTCTCGCTCTGCTTCAAGGCTCGAAGCGCCTCCTGCAGCTCGTCCTTATGCGAGATCGCGTCCTCGGGGTAGATGGCAACGTAGGTCTCAAAGTCGATGGCTTTGCTCGCCAGCGCCGCATCCAGCATATTGATATCACCCGCCGTGGAGGACTTGGAGCCTCTGGCGGCTTCCACCACCACGTCAAAGGTGAGATCGGCAAAAGCAGCGCCGTCAAAAACACCGTCGGCTATCTGCTCGGTACCGTCCTCTGCCTTCACGGAATAGGTAAAGTGCTTGCCCGCATAGTAGTGCTTGAAAAACTCTGCCAGCACCAATCCCTGCCGCACCTTCACCTGCCAGAAGCTCTCGCGCAGCTCCTCCACGGGCTGCTGTGCCTGCGCCTGCAGAGCGGCGATGGCGGCACCCGACATATTGGAGCCAACCGTTTCGCCGGTCATGACCTCGGTGGCACCCGAGACCGAGCGCAGGAGGTTCAGCATGGTGGTAGCAAGCTCAATGGGCTGGGACTGCATCACCTGCTCGGTGAGCTTGCGGATGCCGTTGGCGCCGGGCGAGTAATCGGTGATCACCTCCCCCGGCTCGTTGGTCAGTCGCTGCCCGCGCAACGCCTGGGGATGCACCACGTACTTGCCCCAAGCCACCTGCTGATTGTTCAGGATCAGCAAAGCAAACAGCAGATTGATGGCCTTTTGCACAGGCAGCAGGCCCTCCACCTCGCCAATACCGTAGATCGAGCCCTCACGGCGCTCGTAGCTGCCAGACACGATGGGATAAAGCGAGAAGCCGCGCACAGGCGCGCCGTTTGCGCTCCCGCCGTCTCCTTGTTCATCCATCCCCATCTCCCGCAGTGCACCCTCTACGTCGGGGGCAAGCGGACGGGGCGCGCAGATCAGCATACTCTTGGTGGCCTTCTCCCACCAGACCTCACCGTTCACGCGGAAATAGCGGGTCAGGACCGTCACAAGCCCGTCGCCCTGCTCCTTTTCCCCGTAGTGGTTCTCGGTGTTCTTATCGGGTGCGATATCAGCCTTGTTCACGTCGCTATCCGCCATGGCGCGCACAGAGGACACCTCCTCACGGGTGGCGATCAGGATCCATTTCTGCCGCTGCTCGTCATGGCAATTCGGGTTAGAGAAAAAGATCTTCAAGGGATCCACGATCTCACAGCGAAGGGCGCCCTTGGCGGTGGCATCCAGGCCGTGGGCGTTCTCATCCCAGAAATAGTGATAGTGATAGGAGCCTTTTTTCACGCCATCGTCAATGGCGTCCTTGTCCAACGCATCCTGCTTCATCTCCTTTTGGATGTATGCCGCAAAATCGTTGAACACCTTCACGCGATCCGAGTCGTTCTCGGCGTGATACACGATCTTGCCGGGCACCGACAAAATGGCAGATTTCTTGTTTCTGCCGATCATCTTGGTGCAGTTGAACACGGGCCTCGGCAGATTTTGCGTATTTTTTGTGGCGGCAGGCCATTGTCGGCCCTCAAAGAAATCCACGAATTTCGGGAACTTCTGCACAAAGCCCATCTCGCTCTGATAGCGCATACCGTCCTCAAAGCATTTGAGGATACGCCCGGCAGCCTCGTCGCGGCTCTCGCCGCGCTTTATTTCGTCTCTTTCGCTTTCCATGCGTCCTCCCCTTCTATCCACTCGGTCACGATCTGATCGGTGCTGACCTTATCCTCGTTTTCACGCGGCGTGGTAGCCGTTACGCTCTGCACCGCGGGCAATCCTCTTGCGGCGATCTCCCGCCGCAACTCGGCCATCTCGCGCCGCAGCTCCGAGATCTCCAATCGCAACGCCAGCACGTCCTCTTTTGTAAGCTCCATGTATCCTCCTCAAAAATCATCCCAAGACATGAAAGCTCCCTCGCTCTCAACCTCAGGGGTATAATGAAACATCTCTTCCAGCACGCGGTTTTCCTCCGGTAGCACGTCCTGCACACACACCGCCTGCTGCCCCCTTATAAAATGGGCAATGGCAAGCGCCATCACAAGGTCGTCGTGACAGCCCCCGATGGCCTCGGTGCGCCCGTTCTCCTTGCGCACAAAGGTGGTCATTTCCTCCAGCGTCTCGGGGTCACACTCCCTCGTGATGTCTTCGCGCATCCGCATGATCAGCTCCGCCACGATGATGGGCTTGGTGCGGGTGGTGGTCTCAAAGCCAAGCACCCGCTCGGGCACGTCGGCCATGCCGCTTGTGTTCTCCCGCAAATACAGATTGGGATAGCCCAGATCCTGCAGTCGCCGCATAGGCACGCGACTGTAGTTGGTCTCAATGCCGATCAGCGCCATGTTGTAATAGTGACCGAGGCAGTACATCTGCTCGGCATACAGATCGTCGTCCAGCCGCTGCTTGTGCAGGGTGGCGACGGTGCGCCCTTCCCTGTTGTCCAGCACCTTGGCGGTGAAAAAGTCCTGTCCCGTGCCGGCGGTATCACCGCCCACAACGTAAGGAACGAGCCCCGTCACACGCCCGTTCTTCTCTACCACCTCGGGTTCGGTATGCAGCTTGATATAGCCGTCAAGGGCTTCCTTAAAGGCAATATCGGCAAGGCGCTCGGTGTAGCCCACAACGGCGCCAAAACCGTCCTTCAAGGGCTCCACGATCTTGCGATAGGTGAAGTATCCCACGCGGGGCGGAGGTGCCTGCCGCACCTCAATCAGGCGGTTGTGGATGGCCTCGATATCAAACACACAGTCGCCCGATGCGATAAAGGCCTCCTCGGGGGTGCAGGGGTACTCCTGGCGAATGGACGCCTTGTCGATATATCCCTCATACTTGCGGCAATACCACGCAATCTGATCGCGGTCGAGCCCCATCCCCTCCAGCATCTTCACACGCTCGCAGATCCAGGTGTCGGAAATGCGCTCCAGTGCGCGGTGATCGGTGGTGCGGTACTCGGCAGTGCGCCACCAGCCGTAAAAGAGGTTGACGCAGCTGCCGCCGTCCCACAGATTTTTGAACTCGTTATAGCCGTTGGCAGTGCTCTCAAATACACGGAAAGCATCGTGGGTACAGGCCTCGCCGATACTCTTTTGCATGGCGGCAAGGGAGCACTTGTAGAAGGCCGCCTCGGAATAGTGCACGAAATTCAGGGTACGGGAACGACCCACCTGCTCGGCGGCCACCTGGATGCGCCAGGAGGAATTGAGCTTGTCAAAAAACAGCTCGTTCTTGCTGTTAAAGCGCTCGTTGGGTTTGAGCAGATCAGGCAGACGCTCATAGACCATGCGCGCCTTATCGTTGAAGATGGCGCGGGTGTTGTCGGCACAGTCGGCCAAGGTCATGCCCGAAAAGTTGCGCCGCACAATAGCAAAGGCGGTCTGCATGGCCGTGATCAGGGAGGTAAAGCCCTGCTGACGGCCCTTCAGCACGATATAAGCACGGTCGGTGCCGTTCTCCTCATACTGACGGATGAAATCCCGCTGCACCTCGTTGAAAAAGAAGGGCACCGTGTCCTTTTCCTTGTCCACGATGTGAAATGCCACCTCAATGAGCAGATAGGGACGGTCCAGGATCTCCTGCATCAGCGCACGGTCGGAAAGGATCCGCCGCGCCGCCGCCTCCACAAGCTTGGTATCATATTCCAAGTCGTGCCGCTCCTCCCACCGCTGCCGCCGCTTCTCGATCATGTCGGCAACGGTCAGCGTTGTGCTTGCCGTCATTTCTGCGTGGTACCAAGCACCCCGCGCTCGGCGCGATCCTCCACGCGCTTGTTCATCCACAGAAGGGCTTCCTCAATGTGAGTAATAGCCAAAGCATTCTCGCGGGTGGCGTATTCACCCTGATTGAATGCCTTCAAGCGGTCACGCACGATCTCCAGCAGATCGGTATCCAGCACGCCGTGCAAGCTGCTCTCCTCGGCGCGAGGACCGTGCTGAAAAACGATTCTGCCAACAACGCCCCGCATTTCAAAACGCAAATAATCGCCACAGTCGCTCGGCTTGGCTTCTGCCTTGACGATCTCGTATGCATGCGATGCGCCGCCCGCACCGGGGGCATCGATCTTGTAAACGTCGTTGAGCTTGTTTCTCTTTTGAATGGTGTTCAGTTTTTCCATGGTGTTTCTCCTTTACATATCCTCAAATTTGATCACGGCGGTGCCGCCGATGTTCTCCGTAGGCTCTCCCTTTGCCAGAGCACGCTTATCGTACATGGTACCCATCACCGAGGAGAGCTTGCCGATATCGGGGAGCTTCAGCTCGGTCAGCACCTTCACGCAGGCTCGCAGCTCCCCGGGCGAGATCCGCTCACCAAGGGCACACAGCACGCCAATGGCCTTGTCGATTTTCGCCCGGTGCTCGATGGCATAGGCCAAATCGTGCTTCACCAGCTGCTGGGACATTCCCACAATCTCTCCCGCATCCCGGATAAACTGCTCCGTGTTCATCGTGCGAAGCTCCTCGAACGATTGCCCTTCCCCTTGACCTTCCCCTAACGCACGCGCGCCCGCGCCTTTTTCCGGTCGAGGTCGTTCAAGGTCGAGGTCGTCCGCTGTCGCGGGCTTTTCACCCTCAAAGCGCTTTTTCCACGTGGCCACCGTAGACTTGGGCAGCCCCATCTTTCGCGCCGTCTCTGCAAGGCTTGTCCCTGCGGCGAGGTAAGCTCGCATGACCTCGATCTGCTTTTCTTCCAGTTTTTGACCCTTGGCCATGCCCCTCCTCCTTCCGCCGGGATCTCTATATATTCCATCGTAACAAAAAACAAGGTGCCACTACTCTCAACTTACCCCCCACTACTCTCAACTTTTTGAGAGTAAACACCCCTTGACAAATAAAAAAGAGGAGCCGAAGCCCCTCTCTATGGTGGTATTTTATCTCTTTTGACGTAGCCCTCTGACCTTCCCAAACAGATCCCGTGCCGTTCGTAGCCACCGATAAACCGTGGAAGGTGCGGCCGGTAGCCCCACTGCAAAAGCCTCCACCCGTGCGCTGATGCTCCCACGTTCGATCTCCTGCCGCGGCGCCACAAAATACACGGCGCGAACGGCAGCGATCACCTCCTCCTTGCCCTGCAAGGCGAGGATTCGCAGCACCTCCGAGACCGCTCGCAGATCCGCGGCGGTGGCACCCTCTCCGCCGATCTCTCTCAACGATGGGCACCCCATGCGAGCGTAGAGCCGAAAGGCTTCTGTGGCATAATCGCGGATCAGATCCTTTTTCATGCCTCGCCCTCCTCGTCACCGTCGTAGGCCACGGGCGCGTCCATGGCTACACCCTGCAAGCGCACCGCCTTGCTGGTGGCAAGCAGCCGTCTATTCCCTCTCCGTAGGGTAAACCACACGCTGTAAACGCCCTTGTCACCGTCAAAGGAGCCGTGGATATGTAAGCGCTCGCCGCGCTTGCTCATTTTCTTGCGGATGGCATCCCGTATGGTGGCGTTCAGCTTCTCCGACGCCTCCGGGTACCCGTTGTCGGCAAGAAACCGGTATCCAAGGCTATCCACCGCCGCTACCGCCGCGGGCCCGCTACCCGATACCACGTCCATGACGCTCAATTTATTTGTTTCCACCTTTCACACCCTCTCCTTTCATCAATTCTGCACTCTGCATTCTGCACTCTGCACTTATCACGTGCTCCCTCGCCACGGCCCAGCGGAGGCCCTCTCCGTCAAGGAGCTTCACAGCAAGCCCGCTGAACCATTCCACGTGGCCGTTCGGCATCATCCCGAAGCCGGATTTATACCCGTAGGAGCCGCGCACGAAGCCGTCCCGCAGCACCCACGCCTCGATCCGCGCCATCAGCCGCGCGGTCATATACAAGGTGTTCGGCTCCTCCCCGTGCCGCTCGGTGTATGCCTCAATGGCGGCACCCATCTCCTTAATGCACGTTGTCAGATCCATCCCCTGCCCTCCTGTTCCAAGCCTCGGCGGCCTTCTCTTTTGTCGGATGCCACATAAAATATGTAACTGCCGATGCACGTGAGATCTTTGCAACACGCCTTGTATTCTTCTTTTTGCGAATGTGTATGCATCACCGCCGCTCCTTTACAAAACGGGCAGGGCTTCAATTTAATTGCCATTGTCGCCCCTCCCTCTCGCTTGATTGATCCGTTCCAGATCCTTCACGCGGCTTTCGAGATATTGCAGCCGGCTGGTGTGTTTCAGCCAACACACCGATGCCACCAAAGAGCACACGCAAGCCGCAACAAGACACGCCACCCGCTCAACCTCCGAGCCAGTATGTAAAAAAACCATCGCAAACGACAAGCTCGATATGAT